AGGAGCTATAGCTTCTACAACAGCTTGGACTTTAGATACAACAAAAGACACTCTTGAGTGTACTGCTCATGGAGATACATCAAGAAAGTATGTAGGATCTTTAATTTCTGGTTCTGGTACTGTTGATCTTCTTTATACTGCAACATCTGGTGATGATACTGCTGAAATTATTACAGATGTATTAACAACAGAAGATGCTGGTGATGCAACATTCAATTTGTTTTTAGATACATCAGGTACAAAAAAATTAAGTTTTAACGCAATTATTACAGGAACTTCATTTAGTTCTACTGTTGGAGATATTTCTACAGTATCAGTTAGTTTTGTAACCAATGGTGCTATCACCTCTGCTATCTAATGCCTAAAAGATCTTATTCAGCAAAACAGCGTAAACTTGCTGCTGTTGCTCCACCACGGGATAAGATTACGGCTGCTGATCTTAAAAAATTACGTTCTAAGAAAAAAAAGAAAAAGAAGTGAAACTTACCACTCGCCAAAAAAATTTATTAGAAAAACACTCTGAGCATC